CGTGATGATCACGTAAGGGGGCTTCACGCCTTCAGCCGGGTTGTCCAAAAACACCGCGTCAAACACCACACCACCGACAGTCTGCGACGGTGCCAGAGTCGTGATTGTCGACTGCGCGAGTAGCAGCGTGCGAAGCCCGATCTCGATGGCCATCACTTTGCCTGTTGCTTTGTGATGTCTTTAATGAGCCTCTTCCACACGGCTTTTTCCATCGCCGTGACTCCCGATCGCTGTTTTGCCTCGACGCCATGCCTGACAGCATCCCCTAGAATTGCTGGCATCTTGCCTGTCCTCCAATTCGTCACTTCCCGCAGGCTAGTGCCAACATACATGCGGGTCTTTTTCACGACTCGATCTTGTGTGCCAATCGCTGCCCACATGACATTACGCGCTCCCAGCCCCACACCCTTGGGCTTGCCTGCCTTGGTGACATTCTTCCCGCTACGTTTCGGCTGTTTTCGCTTGAATGCGCCCGCCACCGAAAACCCAGCCTTAGCACCTTGTTTCCGCGCCTTGGCCTTGGTTAGGCCGCTTCCGACCAGTCGTTGTAAATTCTTCAGGTCGGCTGGAATTTGATGCTTGATGCCAACCGCAAACTCTTTGACACACGCACGCAAGCCGGCCTGAATGGCCGCTCGCGTTCGCTTGTCGGCAAGATTCAGCAGTGCGGCTTTTAGGCGTTCATCACCAGTCAGTTCCAGAACCGCAGTTTTGAACAAGCCGGTACGCTGGGCCGACCTCTCGCGCCGCATCCGTGCCATCCCTGGGCGTGCTGGCTTAGCCATCTTGCGCCACCTCCACGGCAGGAAACCGCACCATCTCGTCCCCCTCGTCCACGTCCAGAGGGGGGCCGCTGATGTTAAAAATCCTGTCGCCCATTCGCAGCCGCTGCTTGACGGTCAACGCCTTGCTCTGCGGGTCTGATCTCATCGTGATTTGATGCGTGATGTCCGCCGCGACTTCGACCCCACGGAAAAACTCTCGGCTCCCCCTGGTGGCCATCTCGCACCACCGCACGGCGAACGTGACCCAGTTCCCCGCTGTCGTTTCGTCGATCTGTCCCGCCCCGTTGACCGAGGCCGACAGCCGTTGCACCTCGACCCGCTTTGACAGCTTGCCCGCCCTCATGCGTAGTTCCCCCACTTCAGACGGTCGGTGAGGGCCGAGTATGAAAGTTCGATTTCCTTCGAGATTGTTCCGGTCAGCACAGCTTCGCGATTCTCAACCCAATGACTGGCCAGCAACAGAATCGCTTGCTTCGCGTCGTCTGGCACAGCACTGGCAGCACCGTATCCCGCCTGCATGGTGACCGCGACAGCGTTGAACCGGTCGTATGTCGTGGGCCATGTCTGGCCAAACGCGGGCCGAATGAGGATCGGCTCAGCGTACAGATCTGCTTCGTAGGTCGCCGAGGCCAGAGTCTGAAGGGTGTTGTTTGCGTCGTAATACTGGATCGACGTGATGGACTGGATCGGCAGCACCTCAGGCACGATGTAAGTGGGCAGGTAGTCGAGATTGAGGACGACGGTCTGCGTACAGAGTTTTCGCCGCGTGTCCTTCTCCAGCATCATGCGGGCCGTTTTGATCAGCCCCGCAAGCCGCTCGTCTTCGTGGCCGTGGTCAATCCTCGCGTGTTCTTTCAGTTCGGCCACGCTGACCGGCTCGACCGTTGGCTGGACGCTCACGCGCACAGAAGAGCGAACGCTCTGCATCGACTCCAACGGCCTCGCACGGTCCCACGGCATGGCTTATCGCCCTCTGTTCTGACGACGGACCGACCGCTCGTAATGCGGGACAGCCGTCGCCTGTTCGATTTCTTCCAACGCGGGCTTGGCGATCTTCCGCCTGACTAGGAGGTTGGCCACCCCATCAGGCGGATCGATTGTCTTACCCGCCCGAAATCCCTTCCACGTTGTGAGGAGTTCCACGCGCATTAGGTGGGCAGCCTCACGATGTTGCCGAACCCACGCTCGGCCGCAGTGACCGGGGTGTCCGTCGCCCGCGACAGCAACGCGAATGCTGTCGCAAAGGTTCCGGCAGACCCATCACCACACGTGGCGACAAGATCGAAGTAGCGCTTGCGTCCCCGCAGATCCACTTCAAACTTAAAGCACTTGTTGTCGTCTGTCGCAGTCGGCAGGGCCGCAGTGGTTCCCGCGATACTGACCGACGTGCCGTAGACTAGGCCGGTAACATCCGCGTAGCTGCCGTCGGTGTCCGACTCCTGGAGCTTCAGGGCAGTCATCGCAATGTCGGTGGCCCCAAGGTACACGAACACTTCCAAGTATTCGTAGCCCAGCGTGTCGATGCTCGCCGTGGTCAGACTGGCATTGTCAACGATGGCAGCCGGGGGAGTGACTGACACAAACTTGGTATTCTGTGCATGAATCATGTGTGACTCTCCTTACGATCCGGGGGTCTTCAGCATGATCACGGGACCGGCAACGCTCGCCGTCCCCTTCTCATGCACGTTGATGTCAAAGCGCTCGGTCCCACGGATGGCCAACTGGTCGAACTCGAAGTACCGGCTTCCATCCACGGCAATCGAGATGCCACGCCGTGAACCCATCGAGGCCGCCAGATCGAGATTGCCGAGGTAGGCAATACCGTCTGTTGAAGTCTGGGCCGTGGTCGTGGAGTTCATGACTTGGACGATCTCGACCGGGAACCCGAGGAACTGCAGGGGGGCACCGCCAGCGATCTGGGCCACGGTGTTACCACCAGCCGCCTCCGCCAGCCGCAGCATGGAGTTCGCCCAACCCACGCGGCTGATGTACCACCGCGCCCCGTTGACGGCGAACTGAGGCAGCTTGCCCACCATCGCTTCGAAATCCTCAAGATCGAGGGTCGAAAACGCGGTGTTGCCGGTGATGGCAGTGACTTCGCTGCCGTCGCCCAGGGCGTTCTTCAGGCCGACGATCCCGCCGTAAGTGCTGGTGCCGTCGCCGTTGAACAAGCACTCGTCTTCCTTGTCAGCGAAGGCGTAGGCAATTTCCTGCGCGAGGTCGTCCGCAATGGAAATCACCGAGTCTTCATTCAGCTCGCTGCTGTACTTGGTCAAGACCGCCAGCTTGCGTGCCGTCAGCGACACCGTGTCCCAGCCCTTGTCGCTGGCCGTGATCTCGGAATTCTCGCTCACGAAATACGCGGTCACGCCGGACTGTCGCCGGGGGACAATCAAGGTGTCGGACTGCATTGGACGAATCCGCAGCACCCGACGGGCCACGCCGCGCTCTTCCCGCAGATCGATGATCGCGGTTTCCATCTGCTCCGGCACAAGGAACCCGCCGAGGTTGTTCGACGTGGTCTGAAGCGCTCGGGTCTCGATCCCGTTATCGGCACACCACTGGGCCGCCCGCTGATCCCCGCCGAGGATCGCCAGACACCATTGACCGGCAGCATAGGCGCGGTCTTGTGCATCGGGTCCACGGAAGGACCGAAGCGACCCGAACCGCCGAAGAGTCCGGACTTCGGTCTTCGGGGCAGGGGCCACAATCCCAGGGGCAGGGGTGGGAGCACTCCGCCGCCCTTCACTGGCCGCCAGTGCCGCCTTCTCCTGGATCAGCTTGTTGTACCGGGCTTCCTCAGCCCCGGCCTTCGCAGCCTCTTCCAGCAGGCCCTCATACTTGCGGGTCTCGTCGTCAGTGAGAGGCCGACTCTTGCCACCCTCGCCACCGGTCGCCGCCGCCACCAGCACGCTTTCCGCCTCAGCCAGTTTGGCCGAACGCAATTCGCGGGCCGCATCGGCCGCCTTTTGCAGATCCATGTGATCGTCTCCTTTGAGCCGACGACCACCCATAAACACCTACGGGCGCAAACCGTCGGCAAGTGTGAAAAACACCTGCTGACGACCCACGCCCGCAACGGCAGTTGTGAATCAGTCTCTCGCGTTTAGCACCATGCCAACGGGCTGGGCTGCTGTTCGCGGCAGAATCAATCTGGATCAAATCGTAATGACTTGCGCCAGGCTGTCAACATCATTTTTTGGCCGCCTTGATCTGGTCTGCTTTGCTCGCTGACCATGACGCACCGGCATCACCTCCCCACAACTGCCACGCGACGTATCCCGGCTTCTCCTCGCCTGCCTTGTCCCAACCCGGGCTCTTGCTGGCGGTTGCATGCCGTTTGAACCATGCCGCCATCTCGATGACATGATCTTCGGTCAGTGACTGACGTGCGGAAATGATCTTTGCTCGCCGCACTGTCTCCGGCTTAAGTCCGTCGCCGGATCGCCCCGCCTCGTGCAACCGCAACCCATCACGTGCGGCCGCCGCCATGCCTGCCGAAGGTCTCGTGCTGATCCCGTTGGCTCGCTCCTCCGCCAGTGTCAGCCGGGCGAAGTGTGCCGCCAGTGGATCACCTGTCAGCATCGCTGCAGCCTTGGCTTTGGCCAGTGACCGCAACGCCATCTCAGTTGCCTCATAGGCGGGGTACGTGACGGCACTCACGTCGAACAACTCGACGTTGTGCAACTCGCGGATCTGCCGCTCGCCCTCTTGTCGCCAGATGTCCGATTTCGTCGTGAACCCGAAACTCATCTGGTCCATGTCGCCCCTGCGGATCTTCGGCACCAGTGCTTGCACGTCGGGGTCGGTCATGTCCAGATCCGCCTCCATCCTCAGACCGCGTTGATCCTCCGCAAGTCGCAAGGTGCCTGACTTGGTACGGGCCAGCGGTGTCCCCTCGTGATTGACCAACAGCCGCACATCGGCACCACTTGCCAGTGTCCTGGTAAACGCCCCTGGTCGGATGATCTCGACGAACCCGCCGAGGTCTTGAGACAGGCTGTTGAAGACGGCCGCGTATCCCCGCAGCATGACCTCCCCGTCCGCCTCTGACCGAAGTTCCATCTCGGCACATGCTCTGTACTCGCGGTCCATTATCGCACAACCTCCCGGGCAAATTCGGTCGCCCGCCGCGCATCCCATCGGGACACCACCGATTCGACACTTTCCGCCAGCTTGTCCGCCGACACCTCGCACGCGGTCAACAGGGCCTGGCGAGACTGCTCGACGTGACGGGCTACGATGTCCGCTGCGTCCAGAGGCTGCCCCAGGTGTAACCCGAGGGCTCGCACCGTCGGGCCGATCGCCTGTTCGAGGGTTGCCGCATGCTCCGCGTAGAACGCATCCAGCCACCCGAGGAACTCGCCCGGCTTGTTGGCTGCACGGGTCGCCGCGTTGCGTTCCTTGCTCAGCAGCCGCGTGATGTCATTCTCCAAGATCCCCCGCAAGGCATCACCCATCGCCGGGGGTGGCTCCGCCTGTGCGACGCTGACTTCCCCCACGCTCGGGGTCGGGGTCGCCTGCATGGCCGTTGTCAGTGGGACCATGTTGCCGTTGATCAGATAGGCGTTGCCATCGTCAGTTGGAATCGGATTCATCCCTTCGCGGTCCCTGATCTCGTTTGCGCTCATCCAGCCGTTCTGTCTGGCCACAGCGTAGGCATCATACCGGCTCTTGAGGTCCGCCAGCGATAGATCATCAAGGTCAAGCTCTGTGAAATAGGTCGGCTTCTCGTCCTTGCTGAACAGCTTCCTATGTGCCTCCTGCTGCATCGCCACCGCAAGGGGCCTGATCGTGTACGTCTTGTACTCGATGCTTTGGTGTTCAATGTTTCCAAACGTCGCCCGGCTCAGATCCCGCAGCAGATGGGGCGGGATGTTGAACCAGCGGGCCACCTCCGCAATCTGGAATTGCCGCTGCTCCAGCAACTGAGCGTCGACGGCTGACATCTGCATGGCCTGGAACTCCATGCCCTCTTGAAGAACGGCGATCCTCCCTGCCTTGTCCGCCCCCCGGTGCATCGCGTCCCACTCGTCGCGGATGTTTCGCCGCGCGTCGGTCGTCAGCTTGCCGGGATGCTTGAGGATGCCACCGGGGCGGGCTCCGTTGGCAAAGCTGCTGCCGCTGTACTGCTCCATGCCGAGGGTGAGGCCGAAAGAATCCCGGGCCCGCTGCACCAGCCCCTTCCCGACGATCCCATCAGCCGCCATCAGGGGGACGTGGTACACATCGACCGGATCGAGGCGGACGGGATTCATCCCGTGTTCGTCGGTCACCTCGTAATAGATGCGCTTCGTGCTGTCGCGCTTCATCGCCACGCGGCCCGGGTGAATCCACCACAGAGAGACAGGCCGCCCGCCCCGGTTGCGTTCGATCTCCGCGATCATGTTCCCGTGCAAGTAGAAACTCGTCATCATGGCAATCCGCCACGAGAACGCCGTCATCTCGCCGTTAGGTTCTTGGTCCAGCAGCAGCCGCAAAGGGTGATCGTACCGCTCAATATTGGCTTCGTCCTGCCGCTCGTAGACTTCCCACTCCAATTGAGCAATTGTCTCGGCAATCACGCGCACCGCAGCATAGACCGCCGAAACGGTCATCGCCGAAGTTTCGGTGATCGCCACACCGCTGGAGCTTCGCGGCATCAAGGCGTCTGCCACTTGCTGCGACATGCCACGGGCCTCCGGCGCGATCCAATTCGCCAGACCCCGCCGAATCCCTGCAATGATGCTCACAGTGACAGACTTCCTTTCGTGTCGTAGACGCTGCCCACATCGCCGTCAACCATCGCGGCCCCCATCGCCATGATGGTTGCCACGATGCCGTCAATCTTGTCCGCAGATCGGGACTTGCTAGGCCGGATATTATCGCTCTTGTCCCGCTCCGCCGCTACGTTTCCCGCCATCCACCTCAGCACCGGGTCGCCGTCGTGATGTAGTGTCTGGTTGGCAATCCTCCGCTCGAACTCCTTCGAGGGGGCCGCGAATGATCCGATTGTCTGGCGGAATTCCTTCAGCCGCTCCGCTGGGAACCCCGCTGCCGCCAACTGCTGGGCCATTGCTCGGGCCGGTCCCCAGGGGTCGTAGGCAAGACACTGCAAATCGAACCGCTCGGCCACCTCGCACAGCTCCGCACAGATCACCCCGTAGTCTGCCACGTTCCCATCGGTCTGCGTGATCAACCCTTGGGACGCCCACCGCTTGGCCTGTGCTCTGTCCTGCTTCCCTCGAATGTCCGCGACTTCTTCGGGCATCCAATAGCGACACTTCACGTAGTAATCCGTGTCCCTCTTGAACACCATCGATAGCGCGTTGATGTCGCGCGTTGATGCAAGATCGAGGCCACACCAGACAGGTTCCCCCGAGAACTCGGAAAGATCAAAGTCTTGTCGGCACTGGTCCCAATGGTGCATCTGAATCCAGCGGACTGCCTGCTCGGTCCACTGGTTGAGATACAGATTGCGAAAGACGTTCTCCGCTGCCGGGTTGTTCCGTGCTGCCGTACACTCGTCCCGCAGAAAGTCGAGAGAGACAGACACTCCCAGATTCGGGTTGGCCTTGCGCCACACCTCTTCCGATGTCCAATCGTCTGCCGGGTCTGCCCCGTAGATCACCCCGTAGAATGTCGGGTCAGAGTCCGGGTCGGCAATGGCTGCCGCTGCCCTCTGGTGCATCTCCCAGCAGATCGACGACCGGTCATGCCCTGCCGTGGTGATCGCCACCACGAGAGGATTAGCACGGGCTCCGCGACCCGATAACATGGCGTCCCATAGCTGGCGATTGGGCTGCGTATGCAACTCGTCGAAGATGATCCCGTGAGGCGATTTGCCGTGGGCCGAGTACGCTTCCGCCGAGGTCGCCGCATACCATCCGCCGCGACGGTTGCCACGGATTTCGTATTGCCTCAAATCGGCTTCCGCCTGCAGTGTCGGGGTTCCCGCCGTGATCATCTCACGGGCCGCACGAAAGACGATCCCAGCTTGTTCCCGGTCACCGGCACATGAGTAGACTTGGGGCCGTTCCTCCTTGTCGCACAGCAGCAGATACAACGCGATGCCAGCGGCGAACGTGCTCTTGCCATTCTTCCGGGGAACCTCGATGTAGGCCAACCGATACCGCCGTGTGCCATCCTCCCGCAGCCAGCCGAACAGGTCGCGGACGATCTTCCGTTGCCAAGGCTCCAAAACGAACGGCTGCCCCGCCTTGGCTCCCTCGACGTAGCGCAGCTGATGAGCAAAAAACTGCTCGATCTTGTTGGCGTGCGGTTCGCTGAACACGTAGGTCACCCGAAGAAGTCCTCCTGCACTGCGTCGGCTACGGCATTCTTGCCGATGGACGCACACACCTGCTTGACCAATTGGGCCGCCGCCTGGCTCGCCTTCCGTTCGGTCTCAATGGCCCAGTGTGGTTGTTCGCTGCCGAACCGGTCCACCTGCACGAGGCCGGACTTCGACAAGATCTCTCGGCACTCGCTGGCTCTGTCAGCTTGCTTGCATGCCAGCAACAGCACCTCTTGATGATGAGGCAGCACCGGGGCCACCTCCCAAACGGCAGCCCACAAGCGACGGCCAGCGCCTGCCAAACCGACAGGGGGAACACGGTCCATCAATTGGCACCTCCAAACCTGTCAAAACTATGTGCGCGAG